TCCTCATCTTTAGCAATCCAAGAAGGTATGCAAGAAAAGAGGCCAAACACCCAAAGTATAATGGAAAGCACCACAAGAGCTTGAGAGGAGTCAAACCACTTAAAATCACCATCACCATAACGATAAAGGCTATTATTGTGGCCAAACTGCTCCAACCAAGCGCCAATTTGTTCAGCATTGGACCCTGCTGTATAATAAATACAGAACTCAGAATTCCAGACTTCAGCCAACACTTTACCAATAGCCCAATAATAGGGCCCTGTCGCAACATTCCATTCGTCACTATTGCCACTAATAGGCCTTGGGACTCCTGGTTTGTATTCGACAACCGACGAATCCAAGCGCTTTTCAGCCTTATTAAAGGATTTACGCACAAAGGTGGAATCATCAGGGATAAAGTATTTGTTGTTTGCTTCATATGCTTTCAAATGCGCCTTTTGACGACCACGAGGGAATCGCCTGTTCCATGCATCAAAGTCGTAAACGACTCGATGACTAGATAAATCAGGGAAAATAACCTTATGGTAAGCCTTCACAAAATGTTCAAAGTAAAGGACATAATCATCATTGGGTGCAAAAGGAACAACCGCCGCCCTGTTATGAAAAGCCAAAAGTTCATTATGTCCAGAGGACGCGTGAACAATCGGTATCACTTCAGGGATTATGACACCAGCCCCTACCACGGCATTGCGAACGGGATTTTCAAAAATTTCACCGTTCCACGTTACACGCGGCATAAACCTCATATCCGGCAAGCCTTTCTCATTGACGTAAGGAGTATCCAAAGGTCGCAGAGGAATGTCAGCTTCAGTAGTAGTCAGGTAAGGACGTTGGACCGGTACAAGACCCTCAACTGGGACAACGAAACCGGTTTTATCCAGATCATTGCCCAGGAAAGCCTCTCGCATTCCCAAGTCTACAAACTCACGCCTAAAACAACCAGCCAACAAGCCACTAGCAATGACTTTCATCACACCGGTGGCCGGCACGACGCCAAACAAAGACCCATAACGATAACGCTGAACAGCGTCAATTTTAGTTTCATCATGGTGGATCCTAGGAGGACGTCGAAAATAATGCCAAACAAGTGGCCCAGTAACGAGGCTAACACCAAGTAAATGGGTCAACCAAGTCA